AGACAATAAGGGATAGAACGGTGATAAAAGGTCTAGAATTCAATGAGAGTGGGCATCGACGGGTGATCCTTAGAGAGCAAATAGGCTCCTGCTTTAAGCACCTGTGGGAGGAAACGGCTAACCAAAGTAGACTAAGTAAGTTATTGCCCTCTACACTGTTTTATCGGATTTGCATGAAACTGTTCATGCGCGAAGGGGCGCTTGGGAGAGCCAAATGGAACGAAATGGTGGTCGAAGAGGGCGAGAGGGCGAAGGCTGCGCTCGAAATACAGACGTTCAAGAACGACCCTGCGACGATGAAGCGGCTGGGTAACGCGGTGCTAGATGGCAAGGTGGATAAGTTCGTGAAGACGGAGCTAACTCGGATATCTAAGCAGATGCAGGCTCAGAACAGGCGGGCGGCGGTAGATGGGCGATAGGGCAGAGCTTTGCTATCATATGGTTCCGCACGCGGGGCGTCTCCGTGTCATACGGGATGAGTTGAAGTCATGCCACTGGATGCTAACTCTACTGCGCCGACAGCCTGACACGTCCTTCCATGACCACGGCCCTTTGCTTAGGGAGGCAGAGCATCTGATACGCCATGCTATTGGTAGGCTAGCAGATGCTCAGGAGGAGTGTAGGGCAGAGGGTATGCCGATGGCATACGAAGAGGACGAGGCGGGCTAGTGTCTAGACCTCCCAGGCAGCGGCGGTCTCTTCGCTAGCTTCGTCCGGTGCCTTTCCCCACATGAAGATAACCTTGCCCCGTAGGAGGGCGTCGTAGTTACCTGGGATGTTGTCTACACTCCCTGCTACGGTGCAATTGAACTGCTCTACTCCTAGACGGCCTGGATGGAACAGGACGGCTCCTACGAACCTGCTCTCCCAGCCTGCCCCCTCTTGCGTGATGGGTGTCCACCACCAGGCGATAGCTTCTGCATTAACCATCTGGAAGTTACCGGTACCCTGCCTAACCCAGTACTGATACGGCTGATGGCCGTAGTAGATCAGATAGTCCTGATACTTACCATCCTCCTTGCAGCGGATGATGTCTCCGCTGTGGATGTCATGCTCGGGTAGCTTGGGGCGGAAGAGCCGTCCACCGTCACTCATCCAAGGACTCCAGTTGCTCATCCATGTGATCTTCTGCGCCCTCTATCTTCGCTTGGATCATAGCTACCAGTGCCTTTGGCGCAGGTTCGTCTCCCCACTGCTCTAGTTCCTTGGGAGAAGGCATACCTGCTGCCGCCAACTCCTCCTCCGAGATACTTACTACTACAAAGTAGGACTGGTCTTTTCGTACAGCGCGCATGGTCCCGGTGAGAAGATCGTAACTACCGAGGATGATGTGGTTACCGTCTTCGTCCAATACAGGGTGGCCCTCCTCATCCCACTTGTGGTGGGAATTGGTGGCGATCTTCCAGCCGTCAAATTGGTATCTCATGCAGCCCTCTCCATCTTGGTATGTAGGGTGCCGCAAACAACGCATCTGCACTTCCACCCCTTCAAGTAAATAAAGCCAGTCGAACACTTGCCTACCAAGGTGCGGGTGCGCTCACAGACGGTGGCGGCGTTGCATGTATGGCAGGTCATACCACCTTCCCCAATACGAAGTCGTCCTTGATGAGCCGACAGGGCTTCCCTGCGATCTCCACGGACATGCCTCGTTCGAGCTTGAACGCCACCTTATCGCCTACCTCCACGGCTAGGGAATGCCTACGCCCCTTCTTGTCCACCTTGCCAGGCCCCTTGGCTATCACCATTCCTACTGCCTGGATATCTCGGTGCATGTCGGGAATGATGAGGCCGCCTTCCATCACCTCGTCTTCGAGGGCTAGTTCGATGAGGATGTGGTTAGCGGTGGGTTCAAGGGGCTTGTCGTAGGCGTAGTAGGCATCCACATGCCAATGTCTCTGCTGACGTACACCAGGGGTATCAGCCTCCCTACGGGAGTCTAGTAGCCGCTCATACTCGTCACCCGTCAGGTCTGGTACTGTGTTCATGCGCCTCCTCCGCGTCTTTAATCCTTACCAGTATCCGTGCTATCGCCGCATGGGCAATGACACAATTGTCACACCTACCCCTGTCAGCAAATACAAGCGCAGTACAGGCCTCCACAAGGTCTAGTAGCGCCTCCCCTTGCTCCACGAAGGCATCTGGACGCTGCCCTACAATGTCTTTGGTCATGCGTTATCAAACCTCATGGCTGCTAGGAACTGCCTCGTGTTCGGATGCTCGGGGCGGCAGAGGAGGTCGAAGACGATCTCATGCTTAGGCTGCTTCAACGTCTGCTCCATGCGGTAGAGCATCTCTGAGGTGTTCCTGTTGAGAGGTAGCAAGAGGATGGAACCGTCTTCCAAGGCAGTGCCAATGCGGCCTAGCGCATGACCTTGGATGTTCAGTAGGCGTTTGAGAGCCTCCTCGGTGGTGCATCTCCATTGGCTACCCAGGGCGACCAAGTTACGCCCCTGCTGCTTCGTGACACGGAGACCCTTCGGGAACAGAGTCATCGTCCCCTCAGCCTTCTCCTGATTCCTCATTCGGTCCTGAGTGCGCTTGTCAGAGGTGGTCTTGTACCACTTGCTAGCCCAGTCTATGAGGGCCTCTCGCTCGAAGCGGACAGCGTTGACAAACTTAGTCCCTCCATTCTTATCCTCCATCTCACGACGCTTATTCTCAGTACCTTGGATCTCCGCAGGGGTTCCCTTATGCCGCCGACGTAGGTTCAGCAATAGCTTCGGGCTAGGCATTTCTAGTAGCTCAGACGCTTCCTTCGTCCACAGGTATTCAGGCATTGGCCGTCCTTATGCTCCCTGGTGTATTCGATGGTCGTAGCTTACGTAACCTATCCCTGTCAGTCTCTCCGTAGAAGTCGGCCACTATCGTGTTCACAAGTGCTGCCACGCTTCTAAAATCATTTCCCTGTACGTCCTTTCGCAGTCTCACCGCGAGCCTCCGGTCAAAACTAATGGTGATTCGATCTGTCTTCTGCACCTCTGATGTCATAGTGGCGCTCCTTTGCTGCACTAGTGCTGATTATACCCTCCTTCATTGCGGATCGCAACGGCTACGAGGCACAGTTGCTGTGTGTGAGGAGTCCGTCTGCACTCACGTCGAGGGCCTAAGTGAGACAACGTACCCGCTCGGTATCTCAGTCGGTATCGAATCCTGGGGCTGGTAAATATGCCAGGCTCTATAAGGCTAGGTTTCGTGCGCCCGAGGGTAGCGACGAGGAAGAAGCGGCTATCGACACGCTTCTAGCGGACATACCAGATTACTTCCGGTCGTGCCTATCCATCACTCCCAAGGGTAGGAAGCGCCAGCCGTTCGAGTTGAATAAGGCGCAGTTGATAGTCTTAGAGGCTATCCAATATTGCCTAGACCATGACTTGCCTATCAGGATCGTGATCCTCAAAGCTCGGCAGAAGGGGCTGTCAACCTTCATTGCTGGGCTTATTTACATGTGGTCTACGGTCTATCGGTATTCCAACTCCGTCGTAATGGCCCAGAAGAAGAAGAATGCTCAGGGTCTATTTCGTATGTACGAGAAGTTCTTCTCGTTCTCCCCCGAGGATCTGCGTCCCGATAGAACGGCTGGTGAAGCCACCCGCTCGATGGAGTTTGGTGACGTAGGCTCTCGTATCGGTGTGCTGGTATCTACTGACACGAAGGATCAGGAAGACGGTGAGGCAGGGCGTGGCGAGACATATCACTACGGGCATATGTCGGAGATACCGTATTGGAACAACGCTGATGCTACGGCTGGTTCGTTGTTCACTTGTTTCCCGAAGGAGTCGGGGACGGCTCTGTTCTTGGAATCCACCGCAGGGCCGAAGGGGGACTACTTCTCTGGTCAGTGGGATATGTCCCATAAGTGGGCCGACAGAGATTCTTGGGACGAGCATACTGTTAACTTTGGAGAGACCATTGGCGTCTTCATCCCCTGGCAGATAGACGACGAGTATACGCTTCCGTTCCGCAATCCTACACAGCGTAAGAAGTTCGAGGATAGTCTAGGCGACCACAAGAACGCGGACTACGGGAACGAGCGTGAGTTGCTCGATATGTTCCCGAACGTGGACGTGCCATACGAGATCACTCTCGAACATCTGAATTGGCGACGGGTTCACCTAAAAGTCGAACTGAGCATGAACCTGTCTCGATGGAGCCGAGAGTTCCCGTCGTCTCCCGAAGAGGCCTTCCGCACTGCTGGCGGACGTTGGCTCAATGCTGGAATCCTTTTCAAGCACGCTGAGATAGCTATTCCGCCGGTTCTGGTGGGTAGGTTCGAGCCTCCCAATATGAGCCGTGACCCGGTTTTGTTGGAAGAGAGTAACGGGTGGGTACAGATATTCGAGCCAGCGCAGTTGCACGCTGAGTATGTGATAGGCGTGGACAACTCTCGTGGTAACGACGAGGGCGACTTCCAGTGCGGGACCGTATTGAAGCGGTTCCCCGAGACGATAGTGGCCGAGGTTAGGGGCAGGGACTTCAATCGGCCTAGCCAGACCACGTTTGCCTTCCAGCTTTACTACATGGCCTTGCACTACAACAACGCCTGGATCTGCTTAGAGGCGAACTACGGCGAGGTGACCAACTCTGTCATCGGGCAGCAGTTGAAGTACAACCGGCTCGTGAAGTCCAACATGCTCAGGTTCGGGCCTAGTAGCCGTAGGGTTACGAAAGACCCGAATAAGTATGGCTGGTGGAATAACACGACTATGCGCCTAGCTGCTCAGGGCTTGTGCAAGGAGTGGTTCGAGGTACCTCGTGCGGAGCGTATGGAGTTCGCTGAATATTGGTATACTGATATGGACGAAGAGAGTCCGCCGGAATACAATGTCTGTCTGAACCCCGACTTCATCGAAGAGATCAGTCGGTGTGTTCTAGACACGAACGATAAGGCGATAGCTCCTCGTAAGGGTATCAAGCGCAGGCCTGGTGATACCGAGTGGGGTCACTACGACGATAGGGTCTACTCTTTCTTCGGGGCCTTGCTAGCGCACAACTCGTTGCCACAGGCGATGGACCCGCGTGATATAGCAGATCAGGAAGAGCATCGGATCATGTTCGAGGACTTCGATCAAGTAGCCGAAGTTAATGCTGGCGGAATGATAGGTGGGATGATCCCTGCAAGATGGTCCAAGGGCGGTATACCACGACGTAATGCGGGAGGTAGATAGTGGCAGATACGGCCACATTGCAGAGTACCGTGGGCAACCCGTCTTCTGGTCGTCCTATGAAGAAGGCGAAGGCCTCCGACTTCTCCCCGATGAAGAAGATGGGCGCGCTCGATAAGACTAGGAATAAAGAGCTTATCGTTGAGATGACCAACTTCTTCTGGGAGCAAGGGACTGGTTCTGATGATTACCAGACCTTCGCGCATCAGTACGATGAAGCATGGCTCATGTACCGTGGTCACCAGCACCTAGACGACGATCTTGGGGCGGTGATGGATGACGACATGGTTCGTGTGAACAGAGATATATGCTTCCGCACCGTGCGTCGGATCAACCCTCTCCTGACCGATGCAAGGCCCGTTCGCTATATCAAGTCTGACCAGCCGGATACTCTTGCGGAGCAGATGCAGATAGAGCAGGCGTTTGGTCTAAGCGGTGCGGACCAACCTCGCGTGCTAACGAATGCGGATGTCGCGCATGACATGGAAGAGTTCTGGCACGCGATGGAGAGGCGTCAGCAGGCTGAGGCTGACCTAGCGGTTGGCCTCACCAATATGACGGTGGGTGGTCTAGCATGGGCCTTCCCCTTCTGGGATGTAAGGCATCCGGGCGATCCTGGGATGGGCCGTGTCAACTGGCTTAGGGACTCTAAGGCGGTTGTGCTAGACGACGATATGCAACGGTTCGATCTCGGGGATGCTCGCTTCGTCTTGGTCGAGAAGTGGTATGACGCGGACGTATTGCAGCGCGAGGCTGGGCTGTCGAATACCGTGGTCAAAGAGATCATGGAGGAGCAGCATCCTAGCTACGGTAAGTTGATGTCGGATATAGCCGGTGGGCAGGTACCGATATCGACGCTCATGGTTAATCCTGAGAACCAGCGGATGCTCTTCCGCCCGAAGATTCGGGTGATCGAGTGCTGGTATTGGGCTCAATTGCCGTTAGAGTCTCAGTTAGACGGAAACTCCAAAGCGGTCGAGAACCCGGCGGGGCGTGTTTGGAGTGTTGCCGGGAAGCATTTGATTAGTGCTCCGCGCCCCAATCCTTATAGCCACGGGATGTTCCCAGGAGTGCCGTTCCGAGACAATCCCGACGCTAAGACGAACTATGGCCTCGGAGAGATCAACTGGTTGAAGCATGACCAGATCGCGATCAACGAGGTCGTGAACCAGATGCTCCTCAACGTCCTGATGGTGTCCGATGCTGGAATCATCGTTGAAGACGGTGCGATGAAGCACGAGCCTGAGAACGGCCCGGGGCGTGTCTGGACGATGAACACAGGCCGCATGGACGGTATTCAGCAGATGAAGGTCGATCCTATCTCTGCTGGGCAGTTGCAAGTACTAGGCTTGTTCGACCAGCACGCGAAGGAGCGTGTGAACGAGACGATGGAAGGGTTGCCGCCGGGTGCACAGAGTTCCGGGGTAGCTATCAACTCGTTGCAAGACGCGGCGTTTACGATCATCCGTGAGAAGACGAGGCAGTTGGAGTGGGGCTATCACCGGCTTGGGGTGCAAGAGGTCCATAATATCCAGCAGTTTGGTTCTCAGGCACTAGTCGATCAGATGGTCGAGCGTGGGCAGAAGGATCTAGGTGAGTTCCTTCGCTGGCATCCGAAGATGAAGGACCTTTTCTTCACGATCTCCGTGGAGAGCAAGGCCGACCTTCCAATGAACGTGATGGATAGGTTGAAGTTGGCTCTCCAACTCGCAGGGCAGGGGCATATAGACAGCACTGAGGTGCTTGAATACGCCCGATTCCCCCGCTCCCGTAGGCTCGAAGAAGAGATGTCGTTAGCGGATGACATGGAGCGTGAGAGTGCCGAGACGCAGTTGTTGCAGTTCCAGATGGCGAAGCAGCAACTTATGACCCAGATGGCCCAGATGCAGGCGCAAGCCCAGGGTATGGGTCAAGGAGGAGCGCCAGGTGGAGCGCCCCCAGGAGCAGAAGGCCAACCTACTCCGTCGGGAGGGGCGAGGGAGGTAGGCCAGCAGGCTCCTAACGCGCCGCAGAGCGATGTGGTATCAAGATCACAGGCACCGGCATAAGGAGATCGACTGATGGCAGGTTCTAGGAAGCCAGCGAAGCGCAAGAGCCGAGTCGCCTCGCCTGGTCTGACCGTCAAGAGGAAGTCCACTGTGAAGCGTCCCAAGACGACACCGAGTCGTCTCATCCAAGTGGGCCGAGGGATGGACAAACCTGCCACCAACCAAGGTGCCGGAAGGTTGGTCTCCGGGCGACAACGCGTTGCGGTAGCTGCTAAGAAGACCGCGAAAAGGCTAAGCCCCGCGTCGAGGGCAGCTTCCTCTCGCGCGCGGGCGAAGAAGGTCATGGCAGCGCGACGGGCTGCGGCGAAGCGACGGGCTGCGGCGAAGCGACGATAAACCAGTTTCCTGCTCCCTCACGGGAGGAGGCGCATCCACGGCAGGCGAAACTGCCGTGATAAGTCCCTGAAAGGGGATATGCAATGGCAATGGAAGTCCACGGCCACGATGCCAAGGGGACTTACTTTGCTGCTGACGATTCCGGTAACGGAGCAACCGTCGGCGCAGGTAGTCTCGGCAGCGATGGTACAGACAACTCCGGCAGCCAGAGCCTCACGGCTCAGGAGGCGCTCGAACTAGCAATGGTCAATCAGGCCAAGGCTGATAAGAGCAAGGTCCATGCGGATCGAAAGATCACAGCACAGGGCCAGGAGGCCGCCAGATACCGCCAGTCCATCGAAGCGAAGGATGCTGAGATAGCGCAGCTTAGAGCAGCGGCTCAGAATCCACAGTCTGCGGACGATATGTTCGCAGATTCAAACCCCGAAACCCAACACTGGGCAGAGCAGCGACGATTTAACGAAGAGGTCGCTCAGAGAATGGCAGTCCTCACTCAGTCAGCACAACATCTCCTTAGCGGGCAGGTGGCTGCAAGACAGGACACAGAAATCTCTGATTCCCACCTGACTAAGGTGAGGGATATATACGGCACCTCTTTGGAGCCGAAGGTCGAGGCATTTCTGGTAGAAGCCAGGAAGTCGGGCGACCCTGACACCATTATCAAAGCGGATAAGGTGGTCCGAGAGGCTTTGCTATCTGGGTCGGCAGCGACCACTCAGACGGCAGTCGCAAGTCAGGCCGGTGTTGGTGGAGCGTCCGGGGTATCTTCGGGTGGTGTTGGCGCTGGGCAACCGGCCCCCACTCCTAGTGGTGAGTTGACCGAAGAGACCAGGGCCGAGATCGTAAGAGTCAATCGTAATGATCGACAGGGTCAGTACGCCGCAGAGATGATGGCAAAGCTGAATCTTATGGAATCGGCTGGGTAATAGTGCCTAACGGCTGGACTAACTCCCTTTGGTCTGGCCTTACGGCCCCGTATGGGGTCGTTAAAGGGAGAACGGGCGTGGGCAATCACTCATTCAAAAGGAATGAAGGATAAATGGCAGCGCTAGAGCAGATGAACGCGCTTGGCCGCCCCTCGGTCACTGATCCTATGATGGATCTTCTCGATGAGCACCACGTAACGTGGGATCTCTTGAAGAGCCGTGCTAAGACAGTGGATGCGAGGGACAAGCGAATTGATGTGCCAGTTCGCACCAAGCGACTTCCGGGTGGGGCGTGGGAGTACTACGACCCGCTCGTTCCGCAGAACGTGGAAATGTTCCAAGTTCCGCAGGTGCAGTGGCGGAATCACTATGTTGACCTCGCTATTTCCGGTGATGAACTCATCGAGAACAGTGGCGTCACCATAGAAGAACTCGAAAACGCGGCCTCGCTGGGTTCGCTAGCGGGCGACGGCGCTCAGGTTGTAGTCAATCTGATGGCAGCCAAGATGGCTAAGGCTGAACCGGATCTCGACAATCTGATGTCAATCCAGTTGTGGTCTCCGTCGTCTACCACCGCGTCGAAGTTCATGGACAATTTCCAGACGATCATCGTCAACAACACCGCTTCCTACGCGGGCAAGGCGGCGTCGGCCTTCGGCACCGGCAAGGACGGTAACAACCTCTGGGCTTCGATTGTAAACGGTACGAGCGGGAATACGGACCTGTTCGATTCCGATTCGATCAAGACCGACCGGGCCGCGATTCTTCGTGGGCGTTCCACCAATCGTATGAACTTCAAGTGCATCCTCGACCCCGATATCTTCGGTGGTCTTGAGATGTCCCTGGGCGCGACTGCTATCCAGAACCCGCCGAACGCGGAACTGGGTTACGAGTCGATCACGTACCGTGGGCTGGAGTTCATCGAGGATAACGACGCCACCGCGAATCAGGCGACCTATATCAACCTGATGGGTATGCAGTTGCATGTCCACTCGAAGCGCAACTACAAGTTGGAGTCATGGAAGGTTCGCCATGACCAAGATGCCGTCAGCACTCGATTGACACTCCGTTGTCAGTTGGTCTGCTGGGATCGTCGTCGTCAGGGCGCTCGCCTCGGCATCGACCTATAGGAAAGGGTTCCAGATGAACAACATGATTGGATACCCCGGCTTCCGTGGTGAGAACAGCACCCCGCAAGGAATTGCTGGGCACACCATCTACGATAACTGGGGTCGTAAGTGGAAGTACGTACAGGTGTCTGAGGCGCTAGTCGCAGGCAATCTGGCGAAGCCCACTGGCAACGGCGCGCGGAGTACTGGCACGGTCACGACGATTGGTGCAATTAACGGCACTACTCTGACTGACTCGGGCGAGTTCACCACGACCGTTCTGATCGGTTCGTCGGCGCTTGGGGAATCCTTCGGGCATCGGCTCCGTGGGCAGTTCGACACAGGTACGGGTGGTGGTCAGAGCTTCTCGGTAACGAACCGTGTGAGCGATAACGTCGTTGACATCGTGGTAGAGAGTGGGGGAACTACGTTCTCTGACGACGCCAAGATGCAAGTGGCTACTGACACGTCCACGACCTATGTCATCACCGATAACTCTCGTGTAGAACAGACAGAGACCGTCGCTGACTTCACATTGGGCGTTGCTCAGTGGGATATCACTGCCGACTTCTGGTCCTATATTCTCATCGAGGGGCCGGGCTATGCCTTGTTCGATACTTCGGTTGCCGCTCTTGACGCGGGGGATCGTTACCTCGTGCCGGGTGCGGAAGATGGCTACTGTGCAGCGAGCACAGGGTCCACCGCCGAAAACGAACGCGCTGTGGTCATGGGGCGTGCCGATAAGGACATGGATTCTGACTGCTTGATTCGCTGCTATATCGACACCACGAACATGTGGGGCGGTGGCGGAGTGCATGAGGACTTCGGTCGAGTCGGCGAGGTCTATCCGACATCCATCCTTGGGCCTGGTCCTAACTAAATCCATACTCCTTTGGGGGGTGCGTAAGCGCCCCCTATTGGACCCCTTCCTTCGGGCTATCGAGAGATTACCCCGGCGATGGTCGGGCCAACTACCTCGATGGTTTGGTAGGTCAGAGGCGAAGAAAGGTGAACGATGATTACTCAGATCGCTGTCACGCATAACATTACGGATAACTGGGATAATGTTCGGAAGGGACCGTCGAACTTTGTTCGGCTTCGAGAGGCGCTTGTGGGAGCGGATCTCGACGCAACCAACAACTACCCACGATTCCAAATGCCAGTCACCTTCCAGACTACCGGTACTTCGGTAACCAAAGCCCCTATCACGGTGAATCAGGATGTCGATGGCATCTCGATTGATATTGATAGCGAGGCCACTACCGCAGACGTGATTAACATCGCGCCTACTACGTTGACCACGGGTAACGTGATCGACGTGGCGGACGCCAATAGTTTGACTACCGGTTCCATTATGAATGCGGTATCAAACTCGTCTAGCAACGCGGTACGTACACTCGTCCAAATCACTAACGATAATACTGCTGCTACGGAGGCGGTTCCGCTCACCATTCAGCAGGATGCCGCAGCGGACTTGGCAACGCTCAATCTGACGGCGGCGGGTAACGTATTCGCCTTTTCGGGCGGCGAGTCGAATTGGTCTTCGACCACGACTCCTGCTTCGGGCGGCACGTTGGTTCCTAATACCTGCGCGCGTTATCTGAAGGTGATGTCTGGCGCTACTGCTGGGTTCATCCCGATCTACGGCGCTATCTAATCTAACCCCCAAGGAGAGGGCTTGTGGGAAATAAAGATGTCGAGAAGGCGGTGGACAAGAACGAGACGTTCGCCGCCGCTCTCGAACGAAACATAGAAGAGCATGAGCAGGAGTGGCGGGTCGGGGGAGAGATCCGTGGATGGGATAAAAAAGACCCCTTCGATATAAGCGATCTCTGCTCGGCCATTTCTAGTGAAATGACCGGCCTCAAATCGGCCATGAGTTCCGTAATGATAGGGGTTATATGCACTCATGAATACGTCCCCTGGGTGTTCTTGGAATCCCTCGTAGGGATGCTCGGGTATATGCCGAAGGTGCGGCATCTATTGAGAGCGCACGGGTACCAAGGCATAGACGAGTTGCGAAACCAGTTGTGCCGTGCCGCATTGCACTCTGGGGCTACCCACTTGTTTATGATGGACGTGGATATGATCTACCCCGAAACTACTGTTAGAGACCTTCTAGCCACACATGCTGATGTAGTGCAAGGTCTTGTATGCCGAAGCCGCCCACCTTATGACGCGCTTGTACTTAAGGCGGCAGAGGGTAAGCGGTATCATATGGAGAGTCATGTTCCAGAGGGGTATACTGAGGGTGATTTGGTGGATGTGGATGCGGTGGGTGGCGGCGGGACGCTCATTAGCCGCGAGGTCTTGTTGAAGTTAGAAGACCCCTGGTTCCGATACAACGAGGTGGAGGAAGACGGCGTGAAGGTGAGCGAGGACATCTTGTTCTCTGTTACCGCTAAGGAAGCAGGGTTTCGGGTGGTTGTCCATACGGGTTTGAAGTATGGGCACATGTTACCGATGGTGGGATTTTCCCAAGCCGACGGGGATGCTTGGGGAGTGGGCATAGCCCAGATATAAAAGGAGAACGTCATGGAGAGGGTTCCCCTGACGGACGAGTGGGAGGGTCGTTTGAAAGCGACCAAGGCGTTGTTAGATACCGCAGATCAAGAGGCGCTCTTTTGGGGGCGGCACGCGAAGCAAATCAGGACGAACTTCAACGCGATGCACCAGACATGTGCATTGGAGCATGGGTTGGAAGATGAGGTGGCTGCTGGTAAGGCCCACTTCGATGACGAGACCTTCGAGATTCTGGTTGAGAAGGATGGCCCAGAGATCATTGAGAGCGATATCCAAGTAGGAGAGGATTTGGAAATCACCCCCGAAATGCTTATGGAGTTGAAGAAGAAGATGGCGGAGGCGGCCATATGAAGGCGATGAAGTTCTCCCCAATCCAACTTGCTATACTCGGTGATAACCTGGCAGGACTAGAAGAGACTAGTGCTGTTGCTGACGCTGCGTTGAATACTGCTCGGGCAGCCAGAGGCCGCCTTAACTCGAATACAGCCAAATTCCTTAACGAGCAGGCTGGTACCGATAAGGCCAAAGAAGAACTAGATGCTGCTATGAAAGAGGGCCGTGTGAAGGTAGACGAGGCCGACGACTTCTCTATCACGATCACTGAGAAGGACGAGTAGATGGCGATGCGACGTAAGCATGTGGCAATTGATCTTGGGGTAGACCCCAGGGCTGTCAGGGAGCTTGTAGAGGTCCAACTGTGTCCTCTCCGTCGTGTCGAGAACAAGGGGGGGAAGCTCATCGACTACGTGGTGAGCAACCTCGCCGAGTATCGCAACTGGAAAGAACTAAACGGCTACTCGCGTAGCGAGATGGCTGGATTGGTGACTGACTAATGCCTAGACTGTGGTCTGACCTCCGACAAGAGTTGCGTGATCGTATTGGTGAGCCAGAGAGTGCTGACGGCACCTGGCTGCAAGCCGATTTGCTCCGATACTTTAATCGAGGTCAGGAACAGGTCTGCCGAGATATCAAGACCGAGGGGACGGATAAAAAGCCGCCCCTCGCTCTTCTTGTCGATGAGGTAGACGTTAGGTTGTTCAAGGGGGTGAACCAGTACCGTCTCCCGAAGGATTCGATTGATGTCGTGATGGTCTTCCATAGGCCAACGGGGGATGAGAACTGGCGGCCCTTGGCGCAGGGTGCGATACGCACTCTCATCGACTTGGCCGACCCGAGTAGTCTCAGTGAGAACCTCACTCGCTACGAGGTATATGGGCGCACTGGCAAGCTAATGGCTAGCGGAGTTAATACCGGCGGTGATAACACCTCTTGTATCGACAGTGACCGCGCTTCTAATGCCGTCTATCGCTTTGATAGTGGCACGGGAGTCTTGGACGATAGCCCGACTCCTGCTGCCCTCGCAGCGAACGATAGGGTCTTCAACCTTACGGATGGCTCTTCTAGCGACGTGTCTAGCATTGCAGCCGGGGATCTGACGCTAGATGGTTTGACCGGCGGTATGCGTAACGTCTGCCAACTAGGTGATAGATTCGAGGTAGTGGCGGCAGAGGATACCCGCGAGTGGTTGAACCTCTACCCCGTGCCCGATACCTATGGCGATGTAGAGTTGGTGGATACGTCGGGTACGGTAGCTGGTACGTATGCGATAGGGAACGATAACGACGTTAACCAGAAGGTTGGCCAGGAGTTCAAGCTAACGAACAGGGCTACGGTGCGCTATATCGACATCCATTCGGGGTCGAATACAGGGACGCCCCGTGGCAATATCGTCCTCACTGTGGAGACTGATTCGAGTGGGCCGTCTGGGACGCTCTTGTCGGTAGTTGGTAAGGCGGTGATCTCCGAGGCTGCTTGGGCTCCTAGTAGCGTGAATAGGTTCCAATTGGAGTTCGATATCACTCCTACGGTGAATACCTCGTATTGGGTGACGTTGCAGACGGAGACTCAGAGTACGTTCTACGGGTCAACGGACGACATAGACAACTTCTATACCTGGCAGTACGGAGTAGGGACGTATTCTAACGGTAACGTGGCTACGCATAACGGATCGTCGTGGACTGAGGTGGCGGCTAACGATGCGTTTATGAAGCTCTGGCAGGCTCCTGCGAACGAGCACCTACGTGTTCACTATGCTAGGACTCCTGCCCCAATGACCGCAACTACCGATGTCTGTGAGCTTCCTCAATACGGTATTGAGGCGTGCCTACTGTGGGCAGAGCGGCAGGCGTTTATGAAGATTCAGGATCGTGACAGTGCGGATAGGTCTTTGCAGAAGTACCGTATAGAGGTAGAGCTAGCCAAGGAGCGGTTGCAGCAGACGAAGCAGCATCCTATGAGCCAGATAAGGCAGCGTCATTGGAGACTTCCTCGTATAGGCCATGGGCATCGAGTGACTCATGTTCCATCTAGCGGCATGTTGCGCCGCGTACCTGACTTTGATTAAAGGGGCGGCAAGATGTCGGACGTTTTCCAGCAGCGATACATTCCGAACATTCGGTTCTTAAACGGCGCGTCTCAGATAGACGAGTCTAATGCGAGCACGGGCAATATTACCGATGATGAGACCACCGACTGGGTACCTCTCGGGCCGGGGGGGTATAACGAGATCACCATCCAGCCGAACTTCTCAACGATATCTACGGCTAACGGTAGCGATGAGATCGACTTCTATCTTCAGACGACGATGAATATCTCGCAGGGGGTCGCCTACGATCTCTTGAATATCCACTTTGCTAACGCGGACAACGGGGGCACCCATAGGCAGCCTCGTTTATGGCGTGGTGGGGATATAGGTGGGTTTCGTGCGCTCGCTGTCACAGACGGCACGATAACGGACAACGAGACCCAGGTGGGGGTGCCTCTCGGTACCCATGTCCGCACCAAGATCAAGTTCACGAAGGGTTCCGCCCCGACCCTCACCTACAACTGCCCGATCATCGTCCGTAACAACCCGCAGGGGTTGGCCCTCCCTATTGGTAAGGGGATCAACGATAACGGTGTTACCACTGACATTAAACGGGCTTCGTTTGAGCACGCAGCGACGAATGGGGCGTTGGCAATTGTCACTGGGGTGGCGTCTAAGAAGATCCGTGTGATCGGCCTCCAGTTCTATACCGATGTCGTCGGTAATATCACGGTGCAAGATGACAACGGGACTCCGGTCAAGCTCACCGGCGCTATGGAGTTCATTGCTGGCGGTAGCTTCTCCTATCACGGTGAGGGTCGATACCCAGGCGAGCGGTTCTTGGGCGAGACCACGGCAGGTGATGACCTCGATATAGATGTAGAAACGTCAGGCACCCACAGTGGTTACGTGGAGTACTTGGAGATCTAAGTGCCTCTATACCTTGGCGGCGGCGTCTCATCCGAGGTGAACCGCAGGCCCACGGGTCTATCCGAGTGGGCCGAGCGGGAGATTAGGGAACTCAGTAATCAACTGAGGCCCCATGTAGTCACCATTGCGCCTCCTACCACGGACGGGACATCTGACGGCCTCCTTGGGGCGACTAGATACCGTGTGGTGGGTGACCAGCCCCGTATCTATACCCTCGCCCTATCAGAGAACTCCAAGCCTCAATGGCGTGAGTTGCTCTCTCGTAAGACAGATAGCGGGGAGCCGTATACGTTCTTCGAGAACTCTACTGATGATATGACCTTGCACGACGGATCTCTTGTCAACATAGAGAATGCTGGGGCGGGCGATGCTTCTATCCAGTTCGAGCTTACCGGTGGGCAGGTCTACTCACTCGGGACCGACAACTCCGCATCGGACATCTTCCAGTTATATGACGTGACCGCTGGGCAGAAGCTCTGGCACTACGACTCCGACGGCCTCGACATCGCGTCAGGCGATGCCTACCACATCAACAATACGTCCGTCCTAACCGCAACCACGCTCGGTGGCGCGGTCGTGAATAGCTCCCTGACGAGCCTCGGTACCATCGCGACCGGTGTCTGGGAGGGAACAGACGTTGGATTGGCTCACGGAGGCACAGGGGCGTCCTTATCGGACCCTGGGGCTGACCGCATATTCTTCTGGGACGATGGGGGGACGACTACTGGGTTCCTAGCACCGGGAGACGGGGTCGAGATCAGCGGGACGAATCTTCTAGTCGATCTCAACACGACTAATCTGAAGTTCACGTCGAATGAAATCGACACGATCCAGAGTATCGCGACGGGTGCATCGGTTCAGTTCGAGCATCTAGGACTTGGCGGGGCTAGGACAGAAGGCTATCTCCATATCAATCCCGGTGCCGCAGGCTCGGTCACTGCCAACGCCTCTTGGGATGACTTGGTAATCGAGGGTAGCGGTAGCACCGGTATCTCGGTTCTCGGCCCTCCGACTGACTACAAAGGAATAGTATTCGGAGAATCTACTGACGCCTTCGCAGCGGCCCTCTTGTGGTATTCCACCACCTTGCAAATGAGCACCTATAACACCACGTCCGCGCAGATACAGTTCAGGGTCTCTTCTGGCTTAGTTGCACTCACCTTGGGGTCAGATAAGAATGCCACCTTCGTTGGTGATCTTCGTGTGGATGGCGGCGACATAGGCATCTCAGGCGACACCGATCTGATGCAGCTAGCGGCCAACTCTCTTACCGTCAACGGCGATATCATCCTGTCCGACAACTCCTTGACAGGTGTTGACACCATAGCGTTCACCGATACCGCTGGAACGATTGCGGGAATCCAAAACCAGAATCTAGTGGACAAGTCCGCTACGGAGAACGTCACCGGAACATGGCAGATAGCTAGGCTCGGAATTAATGGTGCGATAACTGAGGGCGAGTTACATGTCAATCCCGGTGCCGCAGGCTC